TGACGGTGACATTTACAATAACGATATCGCCAATTTTTTCATAAAGGCAAGTTGCAGATTTTATTTTATCAATCTGAGTAGAGTACGGTGTAAGAGTAGCTGTGCCGAGTTCGATATTTGACGAATCGTACTTAGTTGCAAGAAGCTTGTCCGTTTCTTCTGATGAGTAGGCTTCGCTCGCGTCGTAATAAAAATCGTTAAGATATTTAATGCTCGGATAATTGGTACTGCTGTCTGTAATGTCCGTTTTTGAAATTACCTTGTTTGAGTTGTCCTCTTTCGCTTTAAGAACATTGGCTACGTCTGTTGCGTTTGCTTTACTATGTAGGTTTTGTTCTGCACTCTGCAAACGTGCCGATAACTGACTGACCGTGCTTTTGTCAGCTTTATTAGACACAGACGAATCAATCCCGTCAAGCCTTGCTCCAAGTGAATTTTGACCGCCTCTTGCATTCTCGACTTCCTTTGTGATTTCCGCAATCGAGCTTGCTCCCGGAAAAGCTTTGCTGTCATCGTTGATTACGCTTTTGCCCACACGCAAACAAACGGTTTCAGCGGTTATGATTTCGTCGCCTTCCATAAGCACAATGTCCATTTTACAAATGCCCGATAATGCGAGCATTGTGTCTGTTAGCGTAACTGTGACTACATTATTTTCTGTGTCAACGATAGCGGCAACGCTGTCCGCAACGATTACATCGTCAACCGTAGCATTGACTTTTGCCGTCATTGTAGAGGTAAGGTTAACAGTTTCGCCGTTGACGGTGAACGCAAAATCAATAATGCGTGAGCCTTTGTCACCCTGTCTGACCTCTAAGATTTCGTAGTTTTTACAGCTGTTAATCTCAAGCGTCATTTTGGTATGGTTAATATTCAATGTTTTCACCTCATTTTACTATATAATCTGATAACTTTGATTTTGGTGTGCCAAGTTCGAGACTGTTCCACCGTTCGAGCACGAAATCATAGTCTGTTTTAATTATTTTTGCTTGCAAGCTATCGTTTTCAGTATCAACATAAACACTATCACATAAATGTAGTCCAAGCATCTCATCAAGAGTTGTGGGATAATCAACCTTGGCATTGAGCGTAGGTGCTCCGTTTGTGTTTACGAGCTGTCCTCTTAAAACCTGTGCTTGAATATTTAGTTTTTGAATCAAAAGGTCTTTGTTTTCGCCCGTCTGAGCATTAAAATTCCAGTAGCCCGTCGCATCACCAATATCAACCGAGCCACCGTCTGTTACATCAACAGCTTTAACCTTAATTAACTTTGATTTGTGGCTTTTAAGTTCCTGTGGCTGTGAGCAAAGCACAACATTGCGCTTTGCATAGGTATCATAGCAAGTCGCATATGCCGCCACGTGCGAGCAAATATCGTCCGAATCAAGCGTTTGCGTTAAACTGCTCAGATTTTTCCCCCACTTTAAATGGTATTTAGTAGTTGTTCCACGGCTTTTTAAAAGAGACACATTGAAATTGTTATATTTATACTCGCCTCCGAAAACATCAACAAGTGAGCCGTCAGCTCCGCCCATAAAATCTCCGAGAGTACACGGAGTAACAAAACCGAGTGTCATAGAGGATTTTGTGGTGATATCAGATGTAAATTTAAAGTAGTGCGCCCACAAGGTCATTTGCGTTTGCAAGCCCTCCTCATGTCCCGTGCAAAGGCGATACCACCATTCCGCAGGTGTGCACATTATGTCTGTCTGATTTTGTACTTCAACCAAAAAATTGTTGTACAAATTGTGCTTGATATGCTTTGCTTTAACCGTAATTGATTTTTTGTCTTTGTACTGCAAATCGTAAATCTCAAAATATTGCGGTTCATCGGTTGGGTTCGGTTTTGCCTTAATGAAATACTGCGTGTCGAGCAAATCGGCACATCTGTCCGTTGTCGATAACTCCATTTCAAGCAAATAATCACCGTTTCGTTCCTCTGTAACTTTACCGCTGATTATTTCTGTAATCCGTCCAAGCAGGTTAAATCTACTTGGGCCGATTGTTTTAAAATCCGATTTATACAACAAAGGGAACACTTTTACAATCGCCTCCAATTTGGTTTTATCGACAGAAACGCGTTTTTATATGTCGTTACTACAATTTGATTGTCTCCGACCTTTAGCTTAGGGGGGATAGTATCGTCAACAAAATTAGTTGTACCGTCTGATTTGTGTGCAATATATTGCATAGTTTCGCCGTCAAGCACGGCGTAGTCATAACCACCTGTGCACTTCAAATCAAGTGATTCGCCGTTTATGCTAACTTTAGCAATGGCCGTAGTGTTATTACCACTAACGTTTGTGTTAGTTACAACAATCGTCGGCAAAGATTCGTACTTTTCGGGGTTATGTAAAACAATCGGTTTATTAACTTCAAAATCAATAGTCCGCTGTCCGAGCTCTGAAAACCACCACGGCTTGCGGTTGAATTTGATTTTTGTTGTAAGTAATGTTGGGAGTTCACGAACAATATCGTCAGTATTTGATATGTAAGCCTCGGTGAAATATCCGGGGTTATAAGTATCCTTGTACTTTTGGTAACCTCGATTTAAAGTTAGCCATTCGATAACAGCCCTCGCAAGATGTTTGGCTGACAATTCGGACAGATACGGCAAAAAGCAGATTTCACGCTCAAATTCAACATTCTGCCACCGCCCGTTATCAAGCAAAACATCACCGTCTCTGCACGGGATTTCAACCGTTGAAACATCTCTGACGGGAATTTCGTGCTGTGGTGCTTGTGTGATACGACCGCCGAAATATGATAGCCATTTACCTCCGAAATAAAAGTTATGCATACGCTTTCTGCCTCCTTGTTACTTCATCGGCGAGCCGATTGCTCATATCGTCAACGAAGCTGTCAATATCCATGTCGTTATTAATTGCAACAGAGGGAATATTAATACTGATGTTGTTGATGATATTAGTGGAATCGTTTTCAAAGACTGAGCCTCTGCCTTCACGCTTTGATTGACGATACTCCTCAGCCTCTTGAGCTGTGAGAACCGCCTCACCGGCATCAAGATATGCGGCAAATTTATCGTGCGGTACATAATCAATGCCGGCACGAAAACGAGGCAAGGTTACCTCAGGTATCGGGTCAATCTCCCAACCTATCATAGATGTAGCCCAGTTTACGCCCTCTAAGAGCTTGTTAATAATCCAAATAATGCCGTTGATTACATTCTCAACGAATGCAGGGATAAGGTTAAATACATTCTTGAAAATGTTAACAACACCGTTCCACGCTTGTTCCCAGTTTCCCGAAAAAACACCTTTTACGAAATCTACAATTCCATTAAAAATCCCCGAAAGCGGTTCAAGAATTTTTTTAACTCCTTTAATTGCACCGCCTAAAACCTCTGAAAAGATATGTGCCAACCATTCAATCACCGGAACAAGTGCAGGGATAAGTGTTTCAAGCATTTCACCGAGTAGGTCAAGAACCGGGCGAAGAGCGTCAAAAACCAGTGAGATGACAGGTGATAGCTGTTCAAAAACAGGCTGTAAAGTGCCGACAATCGTGTTACATAATTCGCTTATAATCGGAATAAGAGGTGTTAAAAGGTCATTAAGGAATGTAGCTAAGTCCTCTATAATCGGAGTAAGTGCCGCCAATAAGCTGTTGAGCAATACGCCAGCAAGCTGAACGAACACCTCGATAACGGGCATTAAGAGTTCTACAAGCGTACTTAATAACGGCATTATAGCCTGAATTATCTGCATGAAATACGGTAACAAGTCCTGTATAATCTGCAGTAAAGGCGGAAATAATTGCTCCACAATCTGTACGATGATAGGGGCTAACTGCTCCATAAGCTGAGCTATAAACGGGAGCAATTCCTCAATCAACGGCATAATCTGTTCAAGCATTGACACAATTATCGGGGCAACCTCTTCGCAGATGTTAATGAGAGCAGGTGCAAGGCTATCAGCCACACCTTCAATAATCGGTGATAACTGCTCAAGCAGCTTACCGCCTAAACCAATAAGCGAATTAAGCACGGGTTCAGCGACAGCACCGATTTGCGCCATTGTGTCTGACAACTGCTGATGAGCTCTGTTAGATTCCATTACATCGCCGTTTGTTTCCTTGTACTGAGCAGAGGCATCAGAATATAGCGATGTGAGGGTGGATGTGATTAACTGCTGTCTTTCTTGTTCTGATGAGCATTTAGCAAGTTTTTCATTAAATTCATCTTCTGACACGCCCATCCAGTTAAGCGCATCGGCAAGCGAACCTGTTACAGTCCCGACTTTTGCTGTTTCGTTTGCCGCCTCGGTCAAGCCTTCAATCGGGAGCGAATCGCCGAACTGACCGTAAACACCTGTGCAAATTTCCGTCCAAGATTGCAAGTCTTTGGTGGAATTACATAGCAAAGAAAGGTGGTTTGCGGCTTCTGTTGCTTGTCCGCTGTCGCCAACCACAGCATAGAGGTCGGAATATGTTTGCTTTGCGTCTGCCGCCGAAAATTTGTTTGTGGTGAAAGCTGTGTCAAGTTTTCCCATTTCTGTTCGGTATTCTCGGGTGCTCTCTGCGACAGAGGACAATGCTCCTACGCCTGCCGCCGCACCGCCTACCATAGCAGTTCCCCATTTAGCGGCTGTTTTGATTCCGCTACCGAGGGTTGAGGCAACGCCCTTGCTTTTTTTCTCGGTTTCGGCGATTGATTTGTTTGCTTCATCATTATTGACGAAAATAGAGCCAAACAGCTTAAAGATTTCAACAGCCATTATTAGCTACACCTCCTCCCATTTATAATTGTCAAGGTAGTTTTCAACCTTTTTTTCAATTTCTTCCGTATTGACTGTATCAATAATGTTTTCAGACCGTGTCGAGCCTGTTGCCTTGTTAACGAAATCCGTGTATGACAAGCCTGTGAAATTTCCTACAACAGTCAAAATATAGGCTTTATAAAGCAATTCGTCATTACGGTCATTTATAGCGTTTTTGATAATTTCGACAGCATCGGAGAAAGACAACTCATGCAGTATGGCAGTATTGCCGCAACAATACTGCACGAGCATTCCATATGTTCTTACTTCAAGACTAAGGCTGAGGTAAAAAAACTCTTAACATCGTTTTCCCTGATGATTGCCTTTACATTGTCAAGAACCTCGGGGATACTTAATTTACTTACATCATCTGCCGTAATGTCGCCTCTGATATCGGCCAGCAATGAATAAAATTCCTGTTCTGTTTCTTTGCTTGACAAAGAAGTTATCAAAGTGATCACAAATTCAAGACCGACCGCTTCGGTGTTGACCGTTTCATCTTTGCTGTTATTTTTGACAGCAATGCGATTTGCAAAGTCTGCAATTTCCTCTTTGATGTCTGCTTTTTTGATAATGCGAGCAAGAGTGAATGCGTCTTTAATGCTTAATTTTCTCATAATTATGCCTCCGATGTTTCCGTTGTTTCCCTTTTTTCTGTCGGTCTGAAGATCTTAAATGGTGGTTTGATTTCGTCCTCTGAATCGTAAACTTCGGGTGAAAGGTTACCGTAAAACTGAGCTTCTACCTTGCCGTTGTCCTTATCTGCGATTGCAAGTGTAAGACCGTTCTCATTGAAGCCGTTGAACACCTGAATAATACACGGCTTATCCTCCCCGAGGAGACAGCCTACCCAAGTGATATTCTTAATGTAGTCACCGTCAAGAATAACATCTCTACCCGTGATTACATCGTAGCCTACGACCTTTTCGTCTGTGCTTTTGTCGGCAATTCCAAGACCGTAAATGAAGTTCTGAGTAGTCATCTCAGCAAGTGTCGCTTTAAGGTAAACCTCCCACCCGTCGACTACCGTGTCACCTTTAGTTCTTGTTTTCACGCCGTCAAATTCAAGGCGGCGGAGTATCGGCTTGGCTGAATATTCACCGCCTTTGATTGTTACACCAAGGCATTTACCTGCCTTTTTGGCACTTGCGTATGTGTCCGTAGCAGGATCGTAATTTGCAAAAAACGCACCTGCATCAAGGAGCATATGGTCAGCCGTCTTAGCATTATATCCGCTGTACGGTTTAATCTTTCGTGGCTTAACTATTGCCATTTTAATCGTCCTCTCTTTCGTAAACCCTCAATTCAAGGGTTGTCATTATTCTGTTTATTGTTTTATCGGATTCAGCGACATACTGCCTGTCGCTGTTATTGTAGAATTTGTAATGCCGTTCACCTTGTGTATAGGTTGCCCTCGCAACATCCGAATAGATTTCATCCACAATATTGTCGATTTTCTCGGTGGTGAACCTATCATACAGATTAAGCGTAACAAGATATTTCTTGTACGGCTCATCGGTGTAAAGCTGTTTAATCTCATAAACAAGCCTCGGGAACCCGTCACCAATCATAAAAAATGAAGGGGCATACTGCGATAAAACCGCACTCAAAAAATTCTTAATGCTATTCACCGCTGTATTCCCCCTCGTTCAATTTGCGTTCTGCCTCTTCCGTGCCTACGGCACTGAGGTATTGCTGTTCAATTTTTATAATGTCTTTGATGTTGCTTTCGGCAGCGTCGCTCAATGCTCCGATTTTTGGAGCTTTGCTTGTACCGATTTCTTGATACAAGCCGTAAAATCCGCCCGGCTTAAATCCTACCTGCAAGTCAGGAATTTTTTGCTTTGAACGTACCCAATACTGTGTGTTTTTCGCTAAGCGTCCCGTCCTGCGTTTTATTTTTTGTCGTGACCGTTTACATACCAACTTGCCAACATCACGTAGAGCGGCTCTCTCAAGCTCTTTGAGTGTGTACTGTATGCGTTCAACATTGCTGATTATCTCAACACCGTTTTTGGTAATTTTGACTGCTTTAGGAAGTGACATTGTTTTCACCTACCGCATCAGTCAAGTACAACTCTGCACGCTCTGTGCCTTTAATCTCATACGCACGATAAATCTTGAACCTCTTATTTTCGAGATAACAAAATTCTTCATTGTGATATTCAAACGAGTTGACTTCAAGCATACATTCGGGTTTTAGTCCGTTCGCCTGTGCCTGAAAAAATTCAGATTGTCGGACATATTTGCGTTGTGCATAAATCGTTCGGAGTTTTTCTTGATAAACAATTTCGCCAATGTCGTTAGTTGTTTGCCCCGACTGTTCAACCAGTTTAACAAGAGTATCAGCGTTCATCTGTCTGCACTCCTCTCGCCGCCATTGCGTCACGCAATTCTTCGTAATGCCGTGCCCATTCGCTGTCGGCAGTAACCGAAAAATAAGCACGGCAATAGAATTTGATTGCCTGCATAACAAGTGCAGTTAAGTTTTTGTCGTTGACATTAACTCCTGCACCTGCCATGTCACTTTTGGCAGAATCAATGAGGGCAGATATTTCATCGTCAAACAGCACCGTATTGATACGGAGCGAAACCTTTACGGCTTCAATTTCATTAGATACTGCCATAATTCAAGCCTCTTTTAAGCGCTCTTTTTTACGAGCTTAACAAGGCTGTGAGTATCCACGACCTTACCGTCTGCAAGCATTACGGCTTTAAGGACTGTGTTATCGGTGTCGTCCTCTTCGTACTTCTTGACACTTAAGCCCATTACCTCGTTGAAGATGTAATCGTTAAGATTGAACATTATCGCGAAGGTCGTGTCGGCTGAAACCGTGTCAGCATACGAATCCATATAGCCGTCTGTTGGGATAACAGCACGACCGAAAAGTGAGAGTGACGGCTTGCCGTTAAGTCCTTCGGACATACGAGCGACAGGCTGTCCGTTGCTGTCTGTGATGCCCATGAACGCAAAGAATGACTTCTTTGTCATCAGCCATACAGCGTCATCGTATGCAGCAGGAAGAGCCGCCTCGGCAGAGCAAAGTGTTGAATATGTGAGCTTGCCGGTTTTTGCAATCTCGATTGTCTGACCGTCAGGCGGAGTGCATGAAAGAATGCCGGTTGGCGAACCTGAACCCGAACCCTTAACAATTGCCATTTCGCAAGCCTTAACAACTGCGTTTTTAATCTGGTCAATAAACTGTGATTCAAAAGTATCAAGCGCCGTTTTGGTCATAAAGAGCGAGAACGCAACCTTGCATTCAAGCTTATAGCCAGCAAAGACAACCTTGTCAGTAGTTACTTTCTGCTGGTCTGAACCCTTTTCCTCATCAACCCAGCTTGCTGTCGGGCGGATGTTCTGTGTAGGGATAAGGAGTGCTGTCGGGTACGCCGTCTTGAACACTCTTGCGTAAATTTCGCCGGTTTTTTCAAGTTCAACAATCAAACGCTGATACATTGTGGTCGGCACAATAGCCGCCGCAGTGCTTGATGTGGTCTTTGATGCCACATTCATAAACTTCTGTGGCACGGGTACGCCGTTCTGAATATAGTTAGCGAATGCTTTTCTGTATTCAAGTGTTGCGTACATATCCGTTACCTGTTCGTCCTCATCTGTAAGGTCGATGTTTGTCTTGTGATTCTCGAATGGTGCAGGCATTTTGATTCCCTCTTCTGCGTTTTTGTTTGCCTTTTCTACGGCAGAATTTTCAAAGTCACTGTCGAGCTTATCAATCTGCTGTGTAATCTCTTTCGCCTCGGCGAGCTTGTTTTCTGCAATGAGCTTTTTTGCCTTGTCATAAAGAGCATTTCTCTTGTTGAGATATTCCTGTTTGTTCATTCTTCTTCAACTTCCTTTCGTTTGAGTAATTCAAGTTTTGCTGTAAGCTGTGTTTTTTCGTCCCTCATCTGTTTGATGATTGTATCAGGGATAAGACCACTAAGGCTTGCCGCAAGTTTAACCTCTTTTGGTTTTTCAGCATATTCTGCGACCTTGTCAATAAAGCCTTTTTCAACCGCCTCGTCAGCAGTAAGCCAAGTTTCTTTATCCATAAGTCCGATAAGCTCATCCTCGCTCATACCGGTTTTAAGTCGATAGGCTGTCGCAACGGCTTTACTTGCTTTAAGCAACACGTCTGATTCGTGCGCCATATCGTTGTAATCACCTGCGGCGTAGCTTGAAACATTATGAATCATAAGCATACCTGTTGGCACAATTTCAGATGTGCACGCACAAGCGATGTATGAAGCGGCAGAGGCGGCAAAAATGACCTTGATTGTAGCCTTGCTTTCGGCGAGCATATCGTAAATTTCGGAGGCGGCAAAGATATCACCACCTGATGAATTGATAACAACCTGTACGCCCTCATCATCCGCCACTTTGTCAAGCTGTGACCGAATGTCGGCTGGACAACAGTAATCTACTCCAAACCAGTCGTAAATCCACTTATCATCATTCGTAATGATAGGGCCTTTAATGTCAATTGTTTTCGGCATCATTTTCACCTCCTTCGTCAACTGCAACTGTATCTAATCTTCTGAGCGGAGTATCACCGCCCGGAACAGGAGCAAGGCCAAGTGATTCTCGCCATTCATTCGGAAGCATTGCACCACGGTCAACCATTCCGGCAAAATTTAGCTTAGTTTTAAGACTTGCAGATTGTAGATTGAACGAACCTACTGCGATGTAATTTCCACAACTACGCTGACGGCGAGTGAATAGTTTCCGTGTCAGCTCGTTTTTAAGCTGAATAATTTTAGGTGAAATCACCGCCTCAAAGTAGGCGTTTTCTTCATCTTCGTTCGCTGTTGATGTGATAATTTTCACATTAGTGTTAAAAAGCTCAAGGATTCTGTTTTTTGTTCTATCCATTTGCAAAGCATTTGGAACATAGTCGTTCGGGGTTATCTGATTTGCGTCAACCTTTGCGTCAACTGCCGCAACGCCCACAGAGCTGTTACTGATGTTAAGGTAGTTGTCAGCAAAAGCTTTTGCGTTCTTCTTCAAATCCTCAGGACGCAACGATGAAGTATATTTCAGCAACCATTTAATTACGCTTGAATTTCGGATAGCGCTGATGATGCCACTGTCGGTTGTTTCAACAATTTCAAGCAAAGGAGCAAGAGCCTTAAATTTGCCACTTCCGAATATGTCATTTTCAGCAAAATCATCACGCAAATGAATGACATCTTCGGAGGCAAAGCGGTAAGTCTTGCCGTTTGCAAGGATAAATTCATACACAAGGTTGCCGTTAGTGTCGTACAAGTCCGTAGCTGATTTAGCCGGTATGAAATACAATTCCGTAGGCAAGCCGTTTGTGTCTCTGATGATGAGCCAAAAAGCATTACCCGATAAGGATAACTGTGTGCTTGTCCTATATAGGAGCATATCCATTGTTGTGTACGGGTTAGGTTCTTCAAGCAAGAACTTGACGTAAGGTTCGGGATTGATTAAGAGGTCTTTTCTGCCGTCAACGATTGTTTCCCTTATGTGCTTGATAGATAATTTTGAGAATCTAAGAGCCTGTGCATTAACGCAAGCTCGGACGGTGTCGGAATCATACGCCCTGTTGCCCCACAAAAAGAAATTTGAATTGTTCTGTGTGACAAGTTCAATCCTTGAAAAATTCTTTGTCTTTCTGACATTGCGAACAGAATTTAAAAAGTTCTTAAATTTTCCCATTCTCTCACCTCCTAAACAATGCTTAGGTATTCATCTTCGTACTCAAAATATATCGTGTAAGCGTCAAGCAAAGCCGCAGTACCGTCAATTCGTCTTGTTGACTTTGAGGTCTTAATCGGCTGTATATTACCGTTTCTGTCCTCATCTATTGCGGTGTTTGCGAGACACCATTTATCAATTGGATTGTTGTTGTAAATTATTCTTTTCTTTACAAGGTCTGCTTTGAGAGCCTTCATCGGAGCGGACAGCGTTTTCTTACCTTGGTGTACAGCTTCCATAACGGTAGGACCGAAAGCGTCAATCATCTGATTAACCCACATCTGAGCTGACCAAGCGTCATAGCCCTCTTTCCACAAGTAAATATCGTATTCGTCTTGCAGCTCTTGATACCATGCTGTTACAACACTTGCGTCAATCTTGTTTCCGGGGCAGGTACGCATAAAGCCCTGTTCTATCCACTTGTCATACGGAATTTTGTCCTCGGTTACTTTTTTCTCCACAAGGTCAGCCGGTATCCAGTACATAGATAATACATAAATATTTTCATTGTCAGGCACTCGAAACAACATCTTTGCCGCTGTAAGGTCGGTTGTGCTTGACAAGTCTGCACCGCCTATACCGTAAGTCGGGCGAAGCTCCTTCACATCGAATTTTGTTTCATTGTTAAGCTCATCGAAATTGAGCCACGATTCAGTTGATGTTTCGGCTATGTTAAATTCTTTGCATACAAGGTTGCGTACAAGCGACGGATTTGCTTGCGCTTTTTTAACTTTGCTTGCAAGGGCATTTCGATTTTTAATAGTGCCAAGTCCGGGATTAGCTTTTTCCCAACAATCGGGTTTTTCCCATTCTTCACGCTTGTCAAGCTCGTAGATGATGTAAAGGCTGTGTTCGTCTTTGTAACCTACATCATCAAACAAGCCGTTCGTGGTGCGGACAGCATCGTCATAGATTTCATCGTAGATGTCCTCTCTGATTTTTCCGGCTGTTGTTGTAACAAGAATAAGCGGTTGGTCTCGCCCGATGGTACCGTCTGCCATAATGTCATACAACTGTCTGCCGTTTTTCCATTGGTGGAGTTCGTCCATAAGGCAACAATGCACATTCAATCCGTCGAGTGTATCTGAATCAGAAGCAAGCGGCTTAAACACTCCGCAGTTGTAATCTTCTGAACTCAATTCATTCAGCAGTGGTTTAATTCGCTTTAGCAGAGTTTCACTCTTGCGAACCATTCGTTTTGCTTCCTGCCATATAATCTTTGCTTGGTCTCGCTTGGTGGCGACTGCATACACTTCGGGACCGGGTTCACCGTCGCCGATGAGCATATACAAGCCAACCGCAGAGGCAAGCAAAGACTTGCCGTTCTTTTTTCCGATAATCAGCACAGATAAGTTATACTGCCTGATGCCGTCATCGTCCACAAAACCAAAAGTCGCCGCAAGCCACGCTTTTTCCCACAGTTCGAGTATTACAAGCTGACCGCCCATTTTGCCTTTACTGTGTCGGCAGTAGTTTTCAACAAATTCAATAATGTGATTTCCTCGCTTGGCTTCATAGTGGTAGCCATCTGTCGGATTAATCACCTTGTCGCTTAAATGCCTGTACCATTTGCGTATCTTATCGCAGACAGTAACCTTGCCGTTTTGTATCTGTTCGTAATATTCAAGTATTGGGTTATAGCTCAATGGATAGCGTTTCAAAGCTTGTCACGCCCTTCAACGAAATCATCAAAGCCGTCTGTTGTCGCAACCTTTGCCTCGGTCACTTTTGGCAACATATCGTTGAGCTGTTTAATGTACTTGAGATAATTTCCAAGCATTGTATTATACAAATCTGCCTCAGGTCTTTTGCGCGAGTACGGCTCTTGCGTTTCCGACTGCGAAAATAATTCAGTCAAGCCATAAATCGCAATGTCTTGTTGCAGTTCCTTCAGTCTGATTCGAGTGAACGCCGCATTCTCAATCAAGCCAACAGCGAGGTCTTTTCTTTTAACCTCTATGTCCTTGTAGATTTCCGTTAATCGCTTTATCTCTCGTTTAATCGCTCTTTGTTCTCTCTGTTCGTCAGTCATTTCAAGTCACCGTCCTTTCACACAAGATTTTAGGGGGAGGGGGGCTATATGTAAGGCGCGCAAAAAATCTAACTGCCCCCCTCGGTCCTACGGTCACTGGTTTCTGATTTTTCAACGGGGGGGATAATCGGTCGGAGCATTCCGCGCTCGTCAAAAAAATATTTTTTCGGTTCGCAACCTATCCCGTGTCCCGGCAAATCATCGTGACATTTTTTGCACACATATAAAAGATTGTCGTGGTTGAGAGTAACATCAGGATTGTTTATGTTGCTCTCATTAATCATGATCTTATGATGTACGATAAAGCCGTGTCGCTCTTTACACAGTTGACACAATCCGCCGTCAACAAGCATTCGCTCTGCGATAAAACTTTGTCGGCAATCCTGCCACTTTTTAGATTTGTAAAAGCTTACAGCAAATGCCTTCGCCATATCGTACACCACCAAAAATAAATAGAACTACAATGCAATAGTCCTCTTGCATTGTAAGTCTATTTTAAACTATTTTGTGTCCCAAGTAAGGGACTGTTTTCCTAATCTACTAATCTACTAATCCAAGCAACCAATCTGCCGATGTTGATAATGCCAGAGCTATTCGCTTAACATTGTACGCTGACGGTTGGCTTGTCCCTGATATGTAATTGTAGATATTTGACCGGCTCACTCCGGACTTGCGCGAAAGGTCCGAAGGATAAATATTCCGTTCGGTCATTGCTTGTTCAAGTCGGCGAGCAAAAGTTAAGTCGAAAGTTCTCATTTTATCGCCCTACCATAGCTTTGTACTTGTCGATATGCTTTTGATAATTTCCATTTGCCTTTGCTGTTTGAATCACTTGTCGAACCTGAGAAGGATTACGGTTGTGGTCTCTGGCAATCTACTTAACAGATTCACCGAGGAAATCATATTTACAAAATAAAAATTCAGAAATATCGGTCAATGGTCTGAACGGTATTACAGCGCTGACAGCTTGACAGATGTAGTCTTTACCGCTATTGGTCAAGGCATTAAGTGTATCTACCACAGCAAGCAGGTCAAGTTGTAGTGCTCGGTGCATTGTCTTATCTGCAACGACTTGTGCCTTGCTCGGATAACCAAGAGAAGCATAAAGTCTAAACTGTGCAATTGTATAATCTCTTGTCGAATCTCTCAAATTCTTGCACCTCCAATTTTCTTGTGTTTATGGCTATTGGCCAAGTAAGTAAAATAAAAACTCGCACCTGTGTAGTCGTTTATCCACATTTCATCACGATAAAAATAATATCCTTCAGGGCAAGGCAAAGCCTCTCCTCGTTCGAGTTTTCTGTATTCTCGTTTTTTCCCTTCAACAACTTTGACCTCAGGCTTATTGAGATTGCGAGATGTTTTCAAGCGCTTCTTACCATTGACATCTTTGCGGATGTACTTTGCAAGGTCAGCATAGTTTCCGTCTTTGTAGAGCGGAGTGAAATTTATTCCGTTTTTCCACGGCCAGCATTTTGTTAATATTTCTCTTGCGCAATCCTCAATCACAATATGCAAATGCCAATTCTTTCCGAGTTTGCCGCATTCGCAGTACCCGATGTATTTAAACTTGATTTGTTTTTTCTCTGTTCTGCGTTTTACTCTTTTAAAAAAATTTGAGACAACCCTCTCAAATTCATCTTCGGTAAACTCGCCAAACGGAGCGGAGAATCTTGCGAACCAGTCGCCCTCAGAAAAGTTGCAGAGGATAAGCCTCTGCGTGTGTTGTTCTCCTCTGATACGGTTTGCTTTGGCTTGCTTTTCGTTTGTTCTGGATTGATTGATTTGTCGAGCAAGATTTTTCTTATTACGTTTGCGAATGGACTTGTAATATTTAACCTCAAGCAAAGGGCCTGATTTAATTTCACACTTGTATGTAAACATATTAAACTTCCCATTATATATGTAAAAACTAAAACGGTCACTTAATTAATTCCTTGAGCGGGATAGTTAAAGGGTATTTCAACCCTTTTATTTGTGACTATTTATTATTCTATTTTCTCATTAAAAAATCAGATGATATAAATATGCAGTAGTCCGTCTGACCACCGAACTACTGCTCTGTGCAACCTTGCCGCTGCAATTGTGTGTTTAATTTTTGGTGCATTCTTTTGAACAGCTTAACCAAAAGCGGAAGTCGTCGCTTTGATTACTTTTTGAATATAGGATTAACTTGATTTGAATTTTCTTTAAGATTTTGCACACGGCAAGAATATTGCCTTACTTTAAATACCGAAGTATTCTTTGTAGCTTTTTGCGATGCCCTGACAATTGTCAGATTTAACCGGCACGTGACAAGCTACAGTTCTGATATTGTCGGCATCCAATTCCTTAAAGATTTCAGTTGCTCTGGTTTCTTCTGTTGACTTGTAAAATTTGAAGAGCAAATCCACAAAAGGAATGTTGCCAAACTCGTCCAAAAACGCTGTATCATTTTCGGTTAGTGTTTTTAAACATTTTTCCTTGTATGTATCCGACGCGTTTGACAAAATGAAAAGTTTATTATAAACATCATGCTTTGTGAGCAGGTCAATTATCTGCAAAGCAATTCGTAATACATTAGTATCGTGTTCGGCAATCGCTTTTGACAACTCCGTTAATTTGCAAGAAGTTTCTCTTGTACGTTTAATCCACTCGATATGTTCTTTGTTAGCAAAAAAAGTGTCGGTTCTAAATCTTCGATACTCTTGCAATAATTTATACTTAGCCTTGACGCAAGATTTAGCGGATAGTAAGCCTATCTTGGTACAACTGTATATGGCTGACATTGACAATACTAACCAGCGATTAAACATATCCAAGCTATTGAGTGTGGCCACATCAAGGTCACCGTCGATGAAGCCTATCACAAGTTTGTCGAGTTCCGACAATGTTTCCGCCGGTGTTGTTGGCTTATCCTGCATTTCCGCTGCAACCGTTTTTTCGTTTTCGCTCATTCCGCAAGACCTCCTTCATAATCGTGTAATCCAAGTCTTTTAATTTTTCTTGCGGCTATCTGCGCAACAAACTGACCGTAGCTGTAACTTGTGCCGTGCTTTGCGTTGTAATCAGAACAGTAAAGACACATCCTGTCTATTCGGTCGAGTTTCTTCTTGCGCCCTCGTTTCTTTTTTTCTTCACTCATTTATTTCACCTAATTTCAAATACTTTAATATTTTTTCGCTTGCCTCGTCGCAACCATAACATACAGCGACAGCGTAGCCTTGTTCATTAAGGTTTGTAAGCCATTCGGTTTGTTTTTCGGTTGGCTTATTCTTACCGTACTTAAGTTCAATAAACAAGCCGTGATAACCTCCACGGCTTACCGGTAAAAACAAATCAGGCACGCCTGCCTTTACTCCTTGTTTCTTGAGGTTGGTCGCTTCAAGTTTGTTCCTGCTTCCGCCATTCGGAATATGAAACATCAAATCAATTTCGGGGTATTCTGCTCTGATGAAAGTCGTCCATTGAAATAACTTCCGCTGTTGGTCAGCTTCATACTGCTTCATCGGCAGGTCATCCTTTCTTGTTTTTCAAAATCATATCGCTTTCAATGTATAATGATTTCAATTGTCTCACAAAATCTTCATCAACAATTTCATAAGCACATATAAAGCCGTATGCAATCATTCCGAATTTAACGGCAAAATAGGGAGTACCTTTGAAGTCCTTACGCAGTGCAAGTGCCATTGTTTCGTTTGGCATATCCACAAAAGGATTAAGATATACTCTGTCAATAAACATTAAGCCCTCTGCGGTGCTAATCGGGAGCATTACTTTACCGTCGTATATAATGCTTATATCCCACATTTCAGCCAGTGTTTCATCCGCCGAACAATCCTCAACATCAATCAACGGCTTGGTTTGACTGATTGTAAATCTAATCTTATCTCTCTGCGCATCGTTGATGTCATAGAGTTTGCATATGTAATCTTCATTGAGTTCCGGCAAGCCGAAAATAGGATAGACCGCATAGCCGTCTGACAGCCATTGCTCGCCTTTTTCGTTGCCGAAAATGGAAATAATTTTATTTTTCTTGCATATGTCGAATGCTTTTTTTATTTTCATTGTTAAGCCTCATTTCAGCAGTTCGTCTGTCGTAACATTAAATAGATTTGAAATATCTATTATAGTTTTAATATCAGGTTCAAATTTTCCCTGCTCATAGTAAGATATACTTGTTCTGCTCAAACAGAGTTTTTCACCTAATTCTTCTTGCGTTAATTTATATTTAAGCCTTAACGCTTTTAATTTTTCGGGGAACGCCAATATTATCACTCCTCATTTAGTAGCCCCAGCTGTTGTGCCAACGCAACAACAGCGTTTACAATCAAATGCAAATCCTTGCCTTTAATATCGCACATACGATATCTGACTTTGATAGTTTCTTCTTCATTGTCGATTTCATCAAAACTAACAACTACACCTTTATTTAAGGTTTCTATTTCGCCGTTATCGTAATTAACGGTGATATTTTTAATACCTCTCATTCTTCTACCTCACTTTCAAGCCATCCTTTGTCAGAATTGTATCTTTGTGCAATTGCCGACAAGGCGTTATAGCAATAAGTTTTATTTCTTTCATTTACTTTCACTCTTATTAAATATGATTTCGTAAATAACTTCGTTATGGTATTTCCCACGTCGATCCTTTAAAAAGTCTGTAAACACAAACTTTTTGCCGTTATAGTGTTGACAATAGTTATCATAATGCCCCTCAACAGGGTTTCCTTGAACCATTCTCCACTCCATTCGGTGAATATGGTAGTCGTTGATTATCTTTCTTAGCTCCTTATAAACATCGAATCCAATCGTGGTATTATTCCTGTCGAAAGCAAACAATCCAAAGTTATAAACACAAGAAGAATACCAATCAACAGAATATGTAAAATACCCTATTAGCTTGTTGTCCTTACCGATAATAGCGTATTGATAGATATTTCCGCTGCTATTTTCTTCGATCGTAGGCAACTCATTGCCTAAACACCCCATATAAAAAAGCATATTGTCGGTATAGCTATATTCTAATAGCTTTTCGAATATTTTATCTTTGTATAATATTGCAGGTTTAAGCATTGTTTTTACTCCTATTTATCTAACATATTTTTGATGTGCCTGATAAACATCAGATTCATCAGATCTTGCGTATATTTGTGTTGTAGTCAGTTCTTCGTGGCCAAGCATTAGTGATACTTGTTCAATTGGCATACCGGCTCTAAGGGCATCGGTAGCCATGGTTCTTCTAAATCTATGTGGGTGACAATTTTCAATTCCGATGTTTCTACCAAGCTCACGAATGATATTTTCTATTTGTCCTTTTTCAAGCCTTTTGTATTCACCTTTTATTTTAACTTTACTAACGAACAAAGCATTGTTGGTGTCTGACCTCGTATTTTCGTATTTTTCCAAAGCAAGTTTTGCTTGTGCGTTAAGATATACGTATCTTTGCTTGTTACCCTTGCCTGTGATAATCAGTTTATCATCTTTAATGTCACTGCGATTTGCATTTTCCACTTCTGTAACTCGACATCCTGTCGATAATAAAAATTCTATGATTGCCTTCAACCTCAAATCTTTTCCGGCAGCATCTCTGATTTTTTCAGTTTCAATCGGTGTAAACGGCTTTCTGATTACCTTTTCAGCTTTTATTTTTGTGATTTTTTCTGCCGGATCATTTGGTATGTAGCCTTCAATTCTCAGTGTTTTAAAAAATGATTTTAAGTATCTTAATTTTGTATCAAGATAACTGTTTGATACATTTTTATTTAATTGTTCAAAAGCAAGGTATGCACGAATATCATTAACCTTAATGTCTGCGATAGGCTTATTTATTGCTTTAAGCATCATTTGTATTTCATTGTTATAAGCTTTTAGACTTTTGTCAGTTAAACCACTAATTTTTTTAATGGCTAAAAAAGTATTTACTAATTTTTGATTCGGAGTAACTGTTTCGGTGGATAAAGCGTAGGTTTCTTTTTTTAGAGAATATTTTGTCAACAAGACTGACAAAATTTGCTCAACCTTGTTTGCCTCATTCACAGACATATACTTTAGGCATTGTGTTGTTGCCATTCGTACGAATTCTGTTTTATCATCCATAGATACACCTTCTTTACTTTCGACTTTGCTTTTGATGAAGGATTGCATATTTTTTCTGCGCTTGATGTAGACGAGCTGTTCTGCAACCAATGCAAAAATCAGCACTTTTTCGTTCAAAAAAATCTTTTCCACAACGCTTACAATGTTGTACGGGTATTCTTTTAAATGATGTGCAACTGTCGCAATCTTTTTCGCATGCAATACAGCCTTTAATATTACTCCAATTCAAGCACATATCCTTTTGCCAATATTCACTGTATTCCTCATCAACATTTGAGTTCGTTTTTGCAACACAAAGTAAATCTCCTGCGATGATTGATAACAATAGATTAGCTTGGTTTTTTTCTTCGTTCGACATAAGTCGCTTGTATTTTAACGGCTTGTCAGGCGTTCCGTCTCCAAAGTTTCCGTTGCCTATATAATTTCGTACTTTGTCAAGATTTTCCGTGAGATACTTATCAAATACACGTCCTCTGATAGCTTTAACTGATCGATCGATTCTGTCGGATATTTCTTCATATTTGCTTCCGCATTTAATCATTTCGCCAAGTAAAGTGTATTCTGATTCAGTCCATTTTTGATGGTTATCAGCTTTTACAGGACGGTATTTGATGTTTAGGTCATTAATTCTGCGCTGTATGGCTCCTTCGCTACGGCACAATATTTGTGACAGTTCTTTGTAACCATACTTTTGCTTTATAAGCAATTCTTTGAGAAGGTTGTCTTCTCTGTTCGTCCACGGAGTTGCTTTAATAAATCTGTTCCTTAGTATGTCTGACTCTCGTTTTTGGCTTACCCAATCAGGCTCTGGTCCTAATTGATATCTTTCAAGTTTGGAAAAATCTAAAAAATATTGATTTTTCTCCGCCCACAACCAAAATTCATCTATGTAAACAACAGTGAAATTTGTTTTTGAACTTCTTGATATGTTGTGAGTAGGCAGATTCCTATTTTTTACCCACGATGTTTTTAGATAAGCGGCAGAAGTGTTTGGACGAATGAGTTTATAAAGATTGCTTATTGTGATATATCTATAACCACTAGCCAAGAAAGGTCCTAAGTTTAACTTACCGGCTTTTAGCCTTATCGCACATTCGGATCTATCAAGGTGTTTTGTTATAGTGGCCATATTAACGTTGCCCCAAGCAGAAATAAGATAATCTATTTCATCGGCCGTCCATGTTTTATTTAGCCTCGACATTTTTCTACCACCTAACAATCTCATTAAGCTGTTTTTTTATGATTTGTAAAAGCGCCTCTTCTTGCATAGATTCATACCTTCTTATAGCAGTTTTGAATGTGAAACATTGGAGTTGTCCAAATTTCAGCACCTTTAGAACACTCAGCAAAATAGTTCGTATATGGATCACTCAAACTATCTCCAATTTTAACCACCGCTGCACAACCTATCAGCGACAGTGCTGTATAGCACATCAGAGCAGTTAATTTGCTGAGCTCTTGGCAGACAATGACACATTGTGTTTGATAATTGATGTCATGATTTTTCAGTACCTCACAAAACGCAATTACATTTGCTCCGCCACCGACCGCAGGCTCAAGAACCGAGATATATCCTTTTTGGGATAATTCAGCTTTTGCATTTTTCTCGTCAAACGAGCTTACCGTCATTGCATAAGATACGGTGTACGGTGTGAAAAATTGTCCGAGAGCGCTGCTTCCCATATCAAGTTGCATATACAAATCCCCCAAAAAATCTTGAAATGGATTTGCTTCGAGTGCATTAGTTATCTCGGCGAAAATTTTTACAATTGTTTCAATTTCGCTTTCACTATAATTTTTGGTGATGTCTTTATAGCGATTTTCGTTTTTTTCAAATGTTTGACTAAAGCAAAAAGTATTCTGAATGCTTAGCGCAAACATTTCCATGCAATCGTTGAACACTTGCCACAATGACCTTGATCCGGACAATTGGTTGAATAATTTAACAAGTTCTTTGTATTCGGATTTAACTTTGATTGATGCCATTTCCTTCACCTAAAGCGGACCATCTGCACCTGCTCCGCTTTCAATGTCAGAATTTATTTAAAGAGGAGTAAACGAGTTTCAGATAACAAGCTGTGCAGAGCTTGTTATTGGTTAATTTGTTCGGGCATCTGCACCTACCCAAAAACACAATTAAAGAAAGAAGGTATTAAATGAGATTTATATAATCTCACAAGTGCAGTTGTGTGATTAACTTACTTAGTCGCCTTTGTTGGCCATAAAAAGTGGATGAAGTTTTTCAACCTGTATCATTTGTAATTTAGATTTTTTATTCATTTATATAATCTCCTTGATTTTGTCAAGGCTATCTGCTATAATGTTGTTGAACAATATTTGTACAGCAGATAGCCTTGTGTTATCGGCGGACCGTTGATTGTAGTGCAAGCAATCAACGGTCTTTTTCTTTTGTGTTTAAAATGTAATCAATCATATGCAAACACGCTTTAATGTTTACAGCCGATGGATTTAATAAGCGTTCACGCATATCCTCGAGTATCTTCGGTATGTTGTCGATAAAATCAATTGTGTAACCTGTGTTCTCGTAATCGTAAAGTTTGCGAATGCAGCCGTAAAACTCGTTTGGTACATCTTTGCAGTCGTGCATTTTGCCGTAGATGTCCTTGACTTTGATTTCGCTGTCTTGATTTAAAGTTAATCTTTTCATCGCTTACACCTCTTTGCTGATAAAATCTGTAGCACGATATAGCGTTACGCAATCCCCCTCAAGGTCGTCATCGTAATACTGCGCTGTCTCATCGCCCATCGCTTTAATTATCACTGCGTAGTAATCTTCTTCCCATTCTTTCGCAGCTTCAATTATTTCGTCGAGCGTAAACTTGCCTTTGGCTTTTCTGAGCTTCAAATGCCAGCGTCCCTCAACATCATATCCGCTTTCGACTGTTGTCCCTTTTTTCATTTCTTTACCCCCACACATTCAAAACCATATGTTTCTGTCTTTGCTGATTCATACATTGAAAGTTTTTCACAGAGTTTAGTATTCTCGTTTTTATAACCTCTTAATGCATATTGAGCGTTTGTGCTATTTTCTTCGGCTTGGGATTTATCAAGGCGAGCTTTTTTTAACTCATTTTTAAGATTTTTGTTTTCTTCTCTTAACTCCTTAACATCTTTGAGCAGTTTTCTGCGTGTCGGGTAGTTTCTTAAATGCCACATTTGTTAATGCTCCTTTATGTATTGTCTGATTTCTTCCTTATCAAATCGCCAAAGCTTTCCGATTTTGTGGGCAGGAAGAACGCCCCTTTGTGCAAGCCGTGTTGTATAATCAACATTAAGTGCAAGCAACCGTGCCACATACGGCACATCAATTATCACAGGCACATCATCCCAGTTGACTATTGGTCTTTCTCTCGGCATTTTCAGTCCTCCTTTTTTAACATTTCGTTAAGCTGTTTTTGTGTGTTCAGAAAAATCAAGCCGCCGAACCGAATAAATCTTCGATAGATAAATCAGTTTGTAAAACCGACTTTAATCGGTAACAATTAACACAATTGCAGGTCCTTCGATTTCAATTTTTGATTTGGCGTATGGTTCTGCAATTTTTATTTCAACACCCTCTCGACTTCCTAATTCCTCTGCCAACTGAGCGGTAGGGATTTTTTTAAATTCATTCATCTTCTTCACCTCAAATCTATATTGATCGTACAAGTGCCGATTTTTTCAAAGTTTGTCATTATCAGACCTCTTGTTCCATTCATCTTCTACATCGTTTAAATTTCTTCCTGTCGGATAGCTATTCACAGGGACAGGACAATCAGGGTTATTACATTTAACCATATACATTATTCCGCCACTGCTCCAATGTTCAATTATCGGTTTCCGACCACAAACCGGACACGGCTTTAAATCCATTTTTATCATTCCTTTCTGAGATAATAAGGCGGCAATGTTCAATGCAATTGAACCTCTAAATTAAAAAAATATTCTGGTATGTTTGCATTGTCAATTTGCAAAATCGTACACGCTTTACAAATTTCACTCTGCTTCCATTGTACTTTGCCGTTCATTTTTAAAGATATACTACGTTCTGACAGCCCCATTTCTTTTGCAAAGTTCATGCGTGTACGGCACTTTTCTTTAACTAATCCCTCTAACTTACTGTAATCAAATGGCATTAAATCACCTCCTTGAAGTTCAATATCTTTGAACAATTACAATTTAACACATTATATTTTGCTTGTCAATACTAAAATTCAAAAAAATTGAACTTTTTTTCATTAAACTATTGAACTTTTGTTCAAGTTGTGTTACAATTCAAACAAAGAGAGGCGATACAGTTGAAAAAATACAGTACCTCGTACCGATTAAAGCAAATAATGTCAGAAAGAAATCTGAAGCAAATTGATATTCTAAATATGGCAAAGCCTTTTTGCGAAGCATACGGTGTTAAATTAAACAAAAACGATTTAAGTCAGTATGTTAGTGGAAAAGTTGAACCCGGACAAAATAAATTGTTTATTCTTGGTCTTGCATTAAATGTAAATGAAGCTTGGCTAATGGGTTTTGATATATCGCCTAATAGATCAAAAATTGAAGAACATAACGATTTCTCTCTAAGTGCTCACGAAAAGAAAGTTATGATTGCTTATCGTAATAAAGTTGATATGCAACCTGCGGTTGATAAATTGCTTGGTGTGGAAGATGAAATTTTGATACCAACGGTTAAAGCCGCACGAAGTGACGGCAACAATCAACCTATTGAAATAGTTAATCTTCCTGATCTCAGTAAGTTTGAGCCTGACGATACAGACTTATAAGCATTACATAATAAAAAACACCTCATAGGTTACAATACCTACGAGGTGGTAAAACTTGAATTATGGTAAATACAAACAGGCACGCAATGCCTCTTGGCAATGTTTGATTGATTATAATATAGATAGCCTACCTGTTAAGGTAAGCCGAATAGCTAATCAAACCGACATTGTTTTATTAAAAAATTCGGCGGTCAATCTGCTACACCAAAATGAGAGTGGAATAACTTTGATGCAAGATGATAAGTTGTACATCGTCTATGCTGATGAGCAATCCCCTCAGCGATGTAGATTTACAATTGCGCATGAACTCGGTCATATATTTTTAGGTCACTTGTTTAAGGAAAACGGCAACGGATTTGCAACAACCGACGATGCCGAACATTCAGCAAATGTATTTGCTCGAGATTTGTTGGCTCCGGCTTGCGTACTCCATGAGCTACACGCAACAAATGCCGCTGCAATTGCAAATTTATGTGACATTAGCTTTGAGGCGGCAACCTACAGGGCTGAACGAATGGCAGAGCTCGAACGCAGAAACGCCTTTTATCTGCACCCTCTTGAAAGACAGGTGAAAGAACAATTTGCAGATTTTATCAACAAAAAGAAAAACCCCCCACAGCGGCAACTGTGAGCGGTCAAAATAAGGATTAGAGAAGTAGGAACTCCTCGAATATTATTATATAATATTTGACATTATGTGTCAATGAGGAGGTTATTATGGGATTATTATCAAAATTATTTAAAAAGCCAAAATCAGAGGTAAAAACTCCTGCGATGCAACCGGAATCGGGCAAGTCGCACACGAAAGTTTTTAAAGTTGCAGGTGTTACCTTTCAGGGCAGGCAGAAGCTACTTAAACAACTCAAAACCGACAAAAAAGCAGGCAAAGTGCTTAATGTGCAGTTACAGGAATACGATTATAAAGGCGAGCCTGCAATCAAGGTGCTTGTCAACGGTTTAGATGTCGGCAATCTCCATATAGAAGATGTAGCTTTTGTTAAAGAAAATCAAGAGCGAATTCTTGGCATTAACGATTTTACAATTGGTGAACATTACGATGAGAACGATAAAGTAAGTTATAATGCAAAGGTTAAAATGCTCATAGCAAATAAAAATTAAAATAAAAATAAAAAACCGCCCTGACCTGTTGGCGCAAGTCAGAGCGGAAACCACCACACGCAGGGTGCAGTGATACTACTAAAAGCAATGATATTGTACCACAATCCCCTGAAATTTTCAAGCATTGAATATCAGGGGATTTTTGCACCCTTTTTAAAGCAAAAGGAGTGTATAAAATGAAAAAACGCAAAGACGGGCGCTATCAGAAGAACATCTATATCGGACGAGATGAAAACGGTAAACGAAAGTACAAATCCGTATGTGGCACATCACGAAAAGAGGTTGAAACGCTTGCCGCCGAATTAAAACAAAAACTCGGCAAAGGCATAGATATCTCATCTGATGATACATACGGATGTTGGAAAAAACGCTGGCTAACGGTTCAGAGGTCACTGCAAACACCACAGCAATACAAAACACTTGAACGGTATCTCAAACATTTTACAGAGCTTGAACCTTACAAAATTAACAAGCTGACAATTGCCGACTTTCAGGAAATCGTGTTCGACTTAGCCGCTAAGAACCCAACAACAGGCAAACCCACAGCGAAAAAATCGCTGAAAGAGTTCATCGCAACCGCAAGCCGAGTGTTTGAGTATGCCATTGAAAACCGAGCTATCGACTTCAACCCACTGAAATATGTCAAAATATCAAAGAATGCGGCAAAGAAGAAAGAACGCAGAGCCTTGTCGCCTGAAGAGCAAAAGCTAATAATCAACACTCCGCACAGAGGAAGATTGCCGGCAATGATTATGTTGCTTGCAGGACTGCGAAGAGGTGAATGCCTCGGCTTGCAATGGGCGGATATTGACTTGAAACGCAACAAAATAAATGTTCATCAGACTTTGGTTCTTGACGGAAACAATTCTTACATAAAAGCAGGAGCGAAAACAGAAGCAGGTGTCCGCAAGGTTGATATTCCGACCGTTCTGTCAGACTATTTGAAAAGCCTTGCACCCCACTCCCCATTTGATTATGTAATCACAACCACCAAAGGCAAACTTATGACAAATTCAGCGTGGCGGAGATTGTGGGAGAGTTACATCAATTGCCTAAACCTCGAAGCATTCAATTCACAGCAAGGCAAAATTGTCGGCATTGCTCCACGCAGTAAATACTGCCCCGACGGTATTCCGCAGGTCATAGAACCGTTTACAGCTCATTGTCTTAGACACACCCACGCAACAAATCTTTTCTATTCAGGCTATGATATTCTCTACATTCAACACCAGTTAGGGCATACCAAACCCGAAACCACCTTGAACATTTACACGCATTTAATGCAAGATGATACTGAAGCACCTGCGAAAAAACTTGATGATTTTCTCAATCGTAAAATAAGCTAAAAAATAAATGCAAGGCAAATGTTAGGCAACCGAACTTGAAAAGTCCGATAAACACTAAGTTTTTCACACATTTATTAGGTGGTTTGGGACCAAGATGCCGCAGGTTCAAGTCCTGTCACCTCGACCAAAAAAGGTGGTTTTTTAACCGCCTTTTATTTTTTGCCAAAATTACTTAAAATGCCTTAAAAGTGGCTTAAACACTGGGTTTTTGAGA